TGTTTATTACCAGTAAAAGATATACCAGTGTATAGACTACAAGAATGTTTAAATAAGTAACACAAAACAACTACATAGAGTATCAGAACACAGGGGTGGAGACTTCATTGCGTCTGTTGCCTACCTCCCCTGTACTCTGGTACTGTATGTAAACATTGGTGTGTCTATGGGGGAAGTGGTAACACCTAAATAAAATAGGCAAATTGACGGAAGTACTAGAGTCTAACGAGGACGATTACCGCCCACGCTCCCCACAGGCACATCAAAACATTAACAGTTAATACATAACATTATGGCAGAACAATTAAATTACGAGAAAGTATTAAACAGAATGATACAACGATGGGCTAATAAAAATCCTGAAATGATAAAAGATATTCAAGAAATATCTGATAAAATTGTATTATTTAATATGAAATGGGGAATGAACGCTAAAGTAAATGATTTCATGTCACCAGAAGAACCTTTATAAGCAAAAACAACATTAACAGTTAATAAAGTAATTATGAACCCTAACGCACACGAACGATCAACAGAATATACTCACGAACTAAACCCTAATCAAAAACGATATGATTGGGCATATTACAATGCACTATTACCACATATCACAGGTAATGTACTAGATATTGGAGCAGGTGCAGGTATGTTTGTAAAAGAGTATTCTAAAAAAGAAGAAGTAGGAAATGTTTTTTGCATAGATAAATATATTGAAGAACACCCTATTTTAGAAAAAGTAACACGTATTAACTGGGTATGTCCACAAGAACTACCAGATCAATTATTCGATACAGTAGTCAGTACAGAGTTTATTGAGCATATTGAACGAGAACAATTAGAACCATTACTTGAAGACATTAAAAATGCACTAAAAGAAGACGGAGTATTTGTGGGAAGCACACCAAACAAGCAAGTACCAACTACTAATCCATATCACTTATACGAATATACATTACCAGAATTAACTGAAATCTTTGAAAAGTATTTTTCAGAAGTAAAAACTTGGGATACTAATGTAGATTTCTGCACTGTATGGGTATGCAAAAAGTAAGCATTGTGATACCGGCGTATAACCAAGCTCAATGGCTACCAGAAGCTATACAATCAGCACTTGATCAAACAGTTGAATGCGAAGTGATCGTTGTGAATGATGGAAGCCCAGATAACACAAGCGAAGTAGCTAAAATGTTTGACGTGAAACTTATTGAGAAGGAAAATGGAGGACTATCATCAGCTCGTAACGCGGGTATAAAAGAAGCAATAGGAGAATGGATACTTACACTTGATGCAGATGATAAGATAGCACCAGACTTTGTAGAAAAATGCTTGAAATATAAAGACGAATATGATATAATCGGTACAGGACAACAAGAATTTGGAGACACTGACCGAAAGTATTTATTCAAACAGAATCCAACACACGCAGACTTTTTACAAAATAATCAGATTAACTGTTGCTCACTGTTTCGTAAAGAAATATGGGAAAAGGTTGGTGGATATGAAGAACGTATTACTATTGGACTAGAAGACTGGCAATTTTGGTTAAAGGCAACATACCTTGGATATAAAGTTGCAACTATACCCGAGTATTTGTTCTTTTATAGAAAACATGGTGAATCAATGATTAGTAATGTACATAGAAATCTAAATGAAGCGTACAATACTATGATGAATACTTATATTGAATTTAAAAAAACATATGACAATAGAACTACAAACGATAATAGATAAACTAACTATATTAAGAGATAATATATATGGTTGTGGAAATGGTCGTAATGAAATAGATAAGTTTATAAAACAATTAAAACGAGACTATGGAATTACTGATTAAAATTCTAATAACATACGGAATAGCATATCTACTTACTGAATCATTCTTATTGGAAAAACCACGCAATTACATAGCAAAGAAGTATGGAAGTTACATAGGAAATATGGTATACTGCTCTATATGTATCTCGTTTTGGATAGGTCTTATCCTGACTGGTAGCATATTAGATGCTTTCGCTATTATGGGAACGGTCGCAATAATAAACAAACTAAAATAATATGCCACTTAAATCGGGTAAAAAGAATATTGGTTATAACATAGCTGAACTAAAATCCGATAACAAAAAGAAAGGTAAAGCTAAAGGTGCTAATGGAAAAGCTCGACCAATGAATCAAATTCTAGCAATCGCCTTAGGAAAAGGATTAGGAAAGAAGAAATAAAGACTTGCTTAACAGCAGGTTTTTATGTTATAATAGATATATGAAACAAGATGTAGGTAGACCATCACAACTTAAAGATGATCAGTTCTTATTGAAAATTAGAGAACTAGTATTACAAGGAGCAACAGAAGCAGAAATGCAACAAGCACTTGATATTCCTAAGGGTACATGGGATTATTGGAAGTGGAAGAATTATGAGGGATTTCAAGATATTCTTTTATCCTATAAACATGAAAGGATATTAAACAAAGCAGAAGCTAACCTGGAACAACTATTAGAGGGAGATGATGAAAGAATCAGAGCAGATCTAAGTAAGTTTGCACTAGAAACATTAAACAAACGACATTACAGTAAACGACAAGAACAAACAGGTAAAGATGGTGAAGCATTACCAACACCAATTCTAATGAATTATGTACCAACCAACGACATCACTACGGAGAATAAGTCAGATGACCAAGAAGATACGAATAGTACAGGGGGGAACATCGGCTAGTAAAACTATATCAATCTTGCTATGGTTAATTAACTTGTGTCAGTCAGATACTAGACCAACATTAACAAGTGTAGTTTCAGAAAGCATACCTCACCTTAAACGTGGGGCAATTCGTGACTTTAGAAATATCATGATTGCACATGGTTATTGGAAAGACGCATTATGGAATGCAACTGATAGTATCTATACATTTGAGACAGGAAGTAAAATGGAGTTCTTCTCAACTGATAATGGTGATAAGCTACGTGGAGCAAGACGTGATAGACTATTCATGAACGAAGCAAACAATAATACTCTTGACGCGTTTGACCAGCTTGAAGTACGAACAAAGGAATTTGCATACTTAGACTACAACCCAACTAATGAATTTTGGTTGTTTACAGATGTTATGCCTAATCGTAATGACTGGGAGAAGGTCATCTTAACTTACAAAGACAACGAAGCACTATCACCAGAGATCGTAGCTTCTATTGAACAACGTAAGAATAGAAAAGGTTGGTGGCAAGTATACGGTGAAGGACAACTAGGTGAAGTAGAAGGAAAGATTTATAAAGATTGGAACATTATTGATGAGATACCACACGAAGCACGATTGGAACGTAGAGGACTAGACTTTGGTTATACTAACGACCCAACAGCTATTGTTGATATTTACTATTACAATGGTGGATATATTCTTGATGAAGTATGCTATCAAAAGGGAATGAGTAACAAGCAGATTGCAGATGTTATTAAAGACCAAGACCAAGTAATGGTTATTGCGGATAGTGCAGAACCTAAGAGTATTGACGAGATAAGACTATATGGGATCAACATGATGCCTGCTGTAAAAGGTTCAGGTTCAATCAATCAAGGTATTCAGTTCGTACAACAACAGAGAATATCAGTAACTAAACGTTCAAGTAATATAATCAAAGAATATCGTAACTATTTATGGGCAACTGATAAACAAGGAAAGATATTAAATGAACCAGAGGGAGGATTAGATCACGCACTTGACGCTATTAGATACGCATTTACATCTCTTGCACCTAAGCAACACGATAAAGAAAGATTAAAACAGTTCGCAGTAACACGAATGATATTGTCAAATAATGATAATGTATGATATAATACACATATGCAACTAACTGCTGTTGAACAAAAACTAATTGCTATACTAAGGGAACTTCCGCCGTATGGTAAGATAGAGATATCGACCGACAAACTTGGTAAGTACGATACATTTTTAGTTCACAAGTCAGAGAAAATAATATTATCACCAAATCAATAACTCTTCACCGAAGAACGGGGGGATAGCTTACAATGCTATTTCCCTTTTTTATATGGATATTACAAAGTTCGTAAAAGATAAAATGGAATTATGGGAAAGAGGAAGCGTTCAGATCACTGAAGGCCTTACTTTTAACGCACACCAGACAATTAAAAAGATTATTTACTATACAGAAAGTAAATATGAATCAGGACAGAAAGATAGACGAGGTAAACTAAAACCATTCTTCAACATTGTAAACTTCCGTGTAAACGTAGCAACAAGAGCAACTGACCTTGATACAAAAGATATTCAAATCGTAGCAGATGAACCACAGTTCATGCCTATGTCTTTCCTATTACAGAAAGAAGTTTATAACTGGATGAAAGACGCTAACTTCGCTAAGACATTAAATGAAATTGGTGCAACTCGTGCTAAGTTCGGTGGAGTATTAGTTAAAAAGTGTCTTGAACAGGAAGAGGGAGAAGAAGAAGAGTTAGAACTTGAAGTAGTAGATTGGCGTAATGTCATTGTGGATCCATCTAATCCTGACAATATGGTAATTGAAAAGCATTACTTAATCGAAAATGAATTAGCTGAAAAGGACGGAGTATGGGAAGGAGTACGAGAAGCTATTGATGTTGTACGAAAGTCAGCAGAAAAGAAACTAGAAGTATTTGAAGTTACAGCAGAACTTCCTGAATCATATGCACCAGAGGGAGGAGATGAATATACTTATCGAATCCAAAAGTTCTTTTTATACAATAAAACAAGATCAGGTAAATCAGTTATCTTATACCATGAGTTCTTAGATGAGTTCCCATATAAATACTTACCGTGGGAAAAGATCAATGGACGATTAGGACGAGGAATTGTTGAAGACGGATTTGAAGCACAGCAATGGACAAACGACGCCGTTATCAAAGAAAAAGAAGCTATGGAACTTGGTTCTAAAGTTATCTTTAAATCAACTGATCCAACCATTCAAAACAATATTCTTTCAGAAGTAGAGAACGGACAAATCATTAAGATTGCACCTAATACTGATCTTGCTATTGCTAACACTATTACAAATAACCTACCAGAGTTCCGACAACTTATTCAGTCATGGGATTCACAACTTGAAAAGACAACTTCAACATTCAACGCAGTAACGGGAGAAACTATGCCGTCAGGTACAGCGTATCGAACAACTGCTATTTTGAACCAAGAAGCAACATCAATGTTTGATTACAGACGTGAAGAAATGGGAATCTTCCTAGTAGAGATCTTTACTGATTGGATTATTCCTTACCTGTTAAAGAAATTCAACAAAGCACACATTCTTGCTGCAGAGTTTACACCAGAAGAGTTAAAGATGATTGATGATTCATTCTCTAACTATCAAGCTAATCAGAAAATGAAAGAATCTATACTATCTGGTAAACCAGTATATGCAGAAGACTATGTAAAAATGGTACAAGAAACAAAAGACCTGTTAATGAAGTCAAAAGATAAACGATTCCTTGATATTCCAAAAGGACAGTATAAGAACTGGAAACCAAAAGTAACTATTCTAACTACTGGAGAGCAAAAGAATAAAGCAGTTATTCTTGAATCACTAAATAACGTACTTATGACTGCTGCAAAAGCACCACAAGTATTAACTGACCCAACACTGTCAAAAGTGTTCGCTAAGATTCTTGAAGTATCAGGATCTGGTATATCTCCGGTATCACTGAACATGGGAGCTAATATGAATACTGCACCAACTGATGTAGCACCTGCTCCAACAATGCCTGAATTACCAGTATCACCAGGACAACCTGCACAATAATATGGATATAAACACAAGACTATTTATATTTGCAAGAGACGTTGCAACAAGAGAAGAGGTAAAAGAATACATAGATAGTTATATTAAAGAGCAATTACTACAACGAGCATTTGCACGACAAGATATTAAAGACCTGGTTGAAGCAAAAGAAGTTATAGAAAATGTGTTCTCGCAAATGAAATATGAAGTTGAAGCGGCAACACCGAAGAACTTTGTGAATGAAAACGAATAGACCTGCGGTTTCAAGCTTCCGACCAAAAAGTATTAATACTAAACCAGAACGCTAACTGACCATAAACAGCGATCAACCTATGGATAACACCACAGAATACGATGTACTCGACATCGACCAATCAATCGAGCAGGACGAAACAGAATTAGATACTGAACATATCGAAAATGAAGAGTCCGAAAATGATAGCGACGAAGTATCTAAGCTCCGTTCAGAGAATAAGAAACTAATCGAGATCATTAAGCGTCGTAAGGAACGTGAGACAAACTCTACACAATCTAAACCAACGCAAACTATTAACACTAATAACGCCCAGCCAATCACACGAGATGAAGCTGTACTCTTTGCACAAGGTTATTCAGAAGAAGATGTAGATTACTTAAATGTAGTCGCAAAAGGAACTGGATTGTCTATCAAAGAAGCTAAAGAGCATCCAATCTTTGCAGCATATATTGAAAAGCTAGATAAAGAAAAGAAAGCTAAGAAAGCTTCAATGGGTACATCAAAAGGTTCTCCTATGCACAAAGAGGTATCACTTGCTGGTATCAGTGCAGAAGAACACAAAAACATTTGGAAAGAAAAGATGGGCAAATAAATAAAATTATATGGCTTTCGCAACAGACACATTCATAGAAGCAGATTTAGCGGTAATGATCCCGGAGATCTGGGGAGACCGCATTAACGATTTCTTCAAATGTAAATTGATCATCACTGATTTCTTTACAGACCGTTCAGGAGAATTAGCAGCAGGTGGAGATACTCTACACACTCCTAATTTGACTCAAATGTCAGCTAACACAAAAACTAACGCAGTTGCAGTTACCCTTAACAGCCCAACTGAAACTTCTATTGACCTTGTAGTTAATACATGGAAAGAAGTATCATTTGCTATTGAAGACCGAGAAGCAGCATTCGTTAAACAGTCTTACGCTATCCAAGAACGATACGCTAAGAACGCTGGTTACACAATCGCAGCAGTATTGGAAACAGCAGTAGCAACTCTATTTTCAGGATTCTCACAATCAGTTGGTTCTTCATCAACTGCTATTGCAGATTCAGATATTCGAGCTGCTATCGCAACTTTGGAAGGAAACTGTGTTGATATGGATGAAGTAGCATTCTTCATGCACCCAAACACATTCTGGAAACAAGTACAAAACTTGGACAAATTCTCTTTGGCTATTAACTCACCAGTTAACGATCCAACAGCGAAAACTCCAGCTGCATTCCTATATGGAATCCCAGTATATTCATCAACTTATGTACCAGTGGTACTAGGAGGACGAGTAAACGTTTTGGCTCATAAAGACGCTATCCACTATGCAACTTCTTCACTTCCTGTAATGACTTACGGAAAAGGAATGGTTGGTAAACATAACGTTCGAGTTCAGTCATCTTACATACCTGATTATCTTTCAACTCTAACTACTGCAGACATTTTGTTTGGAGTAATTGAGAACCGAGATAACGCAGCTGTTAAGATCATTACAACTTCATAATTGTAATTCCCCATGCCTGTCTTGTGCGTGGGGGGAGAAAACAAGGCTCTCCCTCCAATTATAAGATTAATACTAAAATATATGTCAGTAACAATTTCTAAAAACTTAAAAAAGGAATCAATTAAACTTGATAAAAACGGAAACATTATTGAACGATCAAGTTCAGACAACGCAAATGAAGAGTTCAAAAAGAAACAAGAAGAACGAGCAAAGAAACTAGGATTTAAATAATATGAAAGTTTATTATATTGGAATGGGTTACAAGTCTTGCTACTATGTAAGATGTCTTCAGCCACTCATCCATAATGGGTGGAACGGAGAGCAAACATCTTTGCGTACACCAAGAGTAACAAATGAACAAATGTTCAAGGAAGCAATGAAAGCAGATATAATTGTATTTCATAGACCTATGGATATAAACCAATTAAAAGCAGGAATGCTATTAAAACAGTTAGGAAAGAAAATAGTAATGGATAATGATGATACATACATTAAAGATTCAGGAGTACCCACTCAAATGTTTGGTAAATTAAATACCAAACTAAAAGAGGCAGTACAAAAGATTGATGACGTATTAAAAAAGTTTGCCTCTATATCCGACTTAGTAACTGTATCAACAGACTTTCTAAAGAAAGAATATGATTCTGTGAATGATAACGTAATAACATTAAGTAATTGTATCGATCCGTTAGATTGGTCAAAGCCTAAAAGAAATGAATCAGATACAATAAGAATTGGTATAGTTGGTTCAGTAGCAAGCAATAAAGACTACGAACAGATTAAACCGTTGCTTGATAAGCTAAAGGAAAATCCAAAAGTAGTTATATGCCTATTTGCTCTACCACCAAAGAATAAGGATACAGAATGGGCAGTAGATATATATAAACCAGAATTTGATTTTTGGAATCAATATAACATCGAATGGACGCCGTTTTGCCAGGTAGAAGACTACTTTGACACGTTGAATAATTTAAGACTTGATATTATGTTAATACCACGACATGATAATTACTTTAATCGTGCTAAATCAAATATTAAGTTCTTAGAAGCTTCCATGTGCGAAGTTCCAGTAGTAGCACAGGGATTTGCAGATGGACTATCTCCATATCAAGGTGAAGAAGATAGTAAGTATATGGATATAGCATTTACTGAACAAGACTGGATTGACAAAACAATGTCATTGATAGATAATAAAGACAAGCGTATTCAAATGGGAAAGAAAGCTCGTGAATATGTAATTAATAATTATAACATAGCGAATAATGCTCATAAATGGGCTGACGCATACTTAAAAATATGGAACGAACAGAAGTAATTGTAAACGAAGATTTGAAAGTATTATTAGCTGAACTGAAAGAAGTAGACGGGAACATTGTTAGAATGGTTGAAGAATCAGAAAAAGCTAAACAAGAATTTGATAAGGAAGTAATGATCCGACAAAAGTTAGTTGATAAAATGAAACCTGTTGTTGAGGGATTATTTAATGATAAGTTGGAAGAATTTGAAGTTTTAGCTGATCTTTCACTTACAGAAGAGGGAGAAGTCAAAGTTAAAATTGCAAATGAATTAGAAATGTGGAAAGATGCTAAGCGACAACAAAGTAAAGTAAAAACTGATGCACCACAGGCAGTTGATTCTGTAGAGAAAGTTGAGGAAATTCTTGCAGAAACTGCTGAATAATGATATAATTGTAACATAATCAACCGAAGAACGGGGATTGCTTAATTGCTTTCCCTGTTTTTTATTTACACATGACATTCTCAAACACAACAACAAAAGATGGTATTTTACAGGACTGCGAGTTCTGGTTATTTGCGTCTAACTACGGACAGATTACAAATGATACTAACTTATTAAACACGTTTACATCATTAACTAATCGAGCATTAGATAGTGTAGTAACAACAATCTTTGAATCAGATGATCGATGGGAATTTGATGACACAACATACACTGACTACCCTATTGCTACAACTGATTTAGTAAATTCACAACGAGACTATGTTTTATCAGTATCACACTTAAAGGTTACACGTGTAGAAATAAAGGATAGTACAGGTAACTGGTTAAAGTTAAAACCTATTGACCTTGTAGACATTGTACAGGCACGAGACGAGTTCATGAAAGAAGATGGACAACCAATGTATTATGATAAAGTAGCAAACTCTGTATTTTTATATCCAGCAAGTAATTACGATTCAACAGGTGGATTACGAGTATACTACCAACGAGAACCTAACTATTTCGTATCAACAGATACAGATAAAGAAGCGGGATTTGCTAGTATATTACACAGATTGATTCCATTAAAAGCGTGTTACGACTTCGCTATTGCAAACAATCTAACAGATAAGATAACAACACTTAATAACGCTATTGAAAAGAAAGAATTTGAACTTAAAAAGTTCTATGGTCGTAGAAACAAAGATGAAATATTAAAAGTAATTCCACGGGACACACCGTCATTCTAATATGGCTACATGGGACGATCAGGAGAAAGTAGGAATACTCCCACCATCAAGCGGTTGGGACTATGACGAGAACTTATTAGAATATGATAGTGATGAAGACCCAGAAACATCAGCGTCAGTTAAATATGACGGTGAGGGTGAAACTACCGCTTGGACTAACGAAAATGAAACTATATGAGTATAAACTTTCCAACATCACTTGATACACTTTCAAACCCTATCGGAACAGATAAGGTTAATAATGCTGTCGCAGGTTTAAAACATTCAACACAACACTCAAATGCAAATGATGCTATTGAGGCTCTTGAAGCTAAAGTAGGAGTAAATGGCTCTGCTGTAACAACATCACACGACTATAAACTTTCTTCTGTAACAGGAACTGATAAAGCTGTAGCAAAAGCTGTAGCAAACTTTACAGGTGGTAAGGTAATGGTTTCATCAGGAAACAACACTGTAGCGGAAACAACACTGACACTTAACAATGACGGTATTATTGATATTGCATCAGGTGGAACAGGAGTGTCACTAACAGACCCTGGACAAGACTCTTTAATGGGGTGGGACAACACAGCGAACGAAGTAACATTTATTACTGTTGGATCAGGACTTAACCTTACAGGTAATACACTTACTACATCAGGTACTAATCTTACACGAACATTTACTGCTATGGAAAACTTAACAGCGGGTGATAGGGTAGGTATCGCAAACTTTACAGGTGGAGTATCACGAACAGGAACACTTGGTTATTTTACTACGTCTTCATTTACTGCACCATCGAGTCCTGGAGGATATGTAACTGTTCAAGTTGCTACAGATAAAATATTAACAATCTATGAAGACCAAGTAAGTAATGACCTTTTTGCTATAGTATCTTCCGTAGATCGTTCAAACTTACAAAACCCATTTAACTTTTCTTCGCCTGTAACTATTTCTACAAATGTATCTACTGGTACACTTTATGGGTATCATGTTTGTAAACTAAATACAGATAAAGTATTGATTTCATATACAGACCCCGCTGATGCAAAAAATGTAATGTGTGTTGTTGGTACTATTTCAGGAACTACATTAACTTTGGGGACACCACAACTGGTTGATACAACAGCACTAGGAACGTCTCAAACACATATTTGGACTTCACAGATTGGAACTGATAAAGCTATTATTACATATTGTGCAGTTGTAAGTGGTACTCCTACAAGTAAAACAATTGCACTAACCGTATCAGGTACCGTTGCCACAATCGGAACACCTGTATCATTAAATGCAAGTCTTTCAGATGAATTTAACCGTTCAGTTAAAATTGGAACTGATAAATTCGCTGTAATGAACAAAAACTACCTACAAATCGGTACTATTTCAGGAACTACAATCACACTGGGGACAGCTGCTCAAACATTTGCAACTGGTGGTTCAGGATCAGAACTTAATAACTCAATATTAGTATCTCCTGATACAAATGTAGTTGTAATAGCAGAAAACGTTGGGTCTTCAACATATAAGGCTATTGCTTGTACAGTTTCTGGAACAACAATTACTGTTGGTACAGCGGTTACACTAGCTGGTACAACAGAAGGTGCTCTGTATGCAGCATCAAATAGTGAACTATACGTTGGAAGTGGAGTAAATAAATATTCAAAACTTACATTGTCTGGTACAACATTAACTAATAATGGTATTGTCGCAGAACTATATTTAACAGGAAAAGTAGTAGATATGTCAGGATATTTCCTTATTTTAACACCTATAGCATCAAACCCAGCACGATATGTATTATCTGGTTTTGCAAACAATTTCATGGGAATAGTTCAGTCAAATGCAACAGTCGGAAACACTGTCAGTATTGTTTACAAGGGAATTGACATAAATCAATCAGGACTTATCGCTGGCAGTTATTACACTATCGGAAATGGAGGAACACTTATATTTACAGGAACAAGCACCTCTAACCTAGATACAATCCAAGAACAAACGCGTGTACTAGCTGTATCTCCTACAGAAATAATGCTTCCATAATATGCAAGAACAAATCAATCAACTTAAAAAACAGGTTGAAGAACTGCAGAAAAAACTGTTAGATATTGAACGAGGAAAGAATTATACTTTTGCGGGAAATCTTGACGATCTATTGATTGAAAGAGTATTAAACGCAGATACATCAGGAACACCAGCAACAAATACATTATTGCGAGACATAACAGCAGACACAGTATTAAACTACCCACAAAGAATAATGATTTATAAGTGGAAAGGACAGAGATTAGCACTACTTGCTTACGACGCAGATAAAATACTATATCCATAATATGTACGTTATACCATCTAAAGATTCAAAGAAATTCTCTCAACCCAACACTGGAGACACTGGTGGGAATCTTTGGAGTACATTCAACATGAACTTGTCTAAGAACAAAGGACGAGCCTTATCATCACGAACACTTGCAGCGGGTAAGAATAACGAAGAACAATTAAGTACAATGAAATTACCTATTGCATTTGCTTACTTTGATTACTACAACACAGGAGAGCCTTTATTTATGGCATATGCAGCAAAGATGTTTATAACAACTACGCCGTGGACAGGTTGGAACGCATTTGGATCTACTAGCGAACCAAATATCACAACTGATAAGTATGCAGATGTAGACATGAAAGTATTTAACGGGAAACTGTATGCTACAACTACAGGATCAGGTAGTCATTATCTAACACGACTTGCACCAATAGGAACATGGTCAAACATTGCAACCATTGGATCAGGAGACACACAGAATTTACATATACTTTGTTCTTTTAAAGATCATCTTTACTTTACACGAGATAATTTTAAGATCCATTCAATGGACTATTCAGAATCTGTAGCCACTACAGGAGCTTATACAGTAGTATCACCTATACTTGGTGGTCACATTTCATGGATGCAAGCTGGATCAGATAGAATATGGATCGGTTGGACATCAAACGACGGATCAAGAGGGTCTATCTTTGAATGGGATGGTATATCTATCGTAATGACAAAGGAATATAAAATTGAAGCTCAAGGATCATGTACTTGTGTAATAAAGAACGACATACCATATGTATTAGATGTAGAGGGTAGACTATTAGCTTTCAATGGTTCAAACTTTCAAGAGGTTGCAAGACTTCCGGTATCAAATAGTGATTACCCAGTGAGCAATTATATTAAGAACTCCGGTATTAAACTATCACACTTTAATGGGTCATTGCTATCAAGAGATCAACTATTATTTTTAATAAACCCAGTTCTACCAAGATCAGATAGATATTTAGAAAACTGTCAGGCAGGTATATGGGAATATACAGAAGATTCAGGATTTACACACAAATACGCAGTATCTAGTACGAAAGTTGGTGCTGCAGTAACAGATTATGGACAACAAGATTTATTAGCTGTTGGGGCAATGTTCGACGGATTTACTACTAATGATACTATTCTTGATGTTACAGCACGACAAGGACAGGTATTGTTCGGAGCAAGATCAAACCAAATTAACTCGCCGTTTATAATTGGTATAGATAACACACTTGATGACATTAAAAAATCATCATACATAATTACACAATGGCTAGAATCTTCACAAGTTGAAGACGTATGGAAAAACATAATTGTAAAATATAGAAAGTTCCTTGAAACAACTGATAAGATAAAAGTAAAATACAGAACAGTTAAACAGGAATACTCTTTAATCGGTTATTTATGGACATCTACAACAACATTTACAGTAATAAGTTCTGCTTTCCCGGAAATAGCAAATTATGGACAAGGAGATGAAGTAGAGATAATGAATAACTTCGGATCAGGTAAATGTGTTAATATTGTTAGTATTACAAACGACGGATCAACATATACAGTAACAATAGACGAGGCAATAACAAGTGCTACAGGTTCAGGATTTGGTAAGTTCCAACATTGGATAAAGTTACAAGAAATACAAAACAATGTTCAATTTGCACAACTACCATTACCTCAATACAATAAAGACACACAAATCCAATTTAAAATCATCATGGAAACAACAGGAGAAAGTGAATTACATGAACTAATTGTCGTAAGTGGTACAGAACAAAACGCTAAATAATATGAATCCTACAAACACACAAAATCCAAATAACCCAAATCAGTATAACCCTCAAACGGGTAATTTGGTGTTGAATAATTCTAACACTGGTATTGGTAATCAACCACCAGTTATTCCAGCAGGAGTAGGCTTAGGTTCTGTTCAACCTGCACAACCTGCACAACCACCACAACAAAATGCTACTACTAATGCGAACGCTAATAACGCTTCGTTAATGACACAACCACAATTTGAAGCACAGACAAACCAAAATGTTCAGAATTATGGTCAGGCATATCAGCAAAGTTCACAGGATTATCAACAACAAATATTGAACCAAATAAATAACAGAGAAAACCAGACGAATCAAATTCAACAAGCTACTGGATATACAAATGCACTAAGTAATTATAATGCTGCAACAGCAAAGTATCAATCACTAAACGATGAGTTTGCACTAAAGAAGAAAGCGGTACTTACAAATCAATCACTTACTGCAGAAGATCAGCAACGTAGATTAAATGCTGTTAATGTAGAAGAAACTATTGCTAAAACAGACGCAATTATTGATTACAATATGAAGAAAGGTTCATTTGATACAATCAAAGACCTAACAGATCAGAAGATAAATATAATGCTTGAAGGTGACAAGTTAAAGATAGAAGCCCTTAAACAACAAAAAGAAGATAATAAAGATTTGTTTACACGTGCAGAAGACAAGCAATTCAACTTAATGATTAAGAAACAAGAACAGGCTTTTCAAGAAAAACAGGACAAACTAAAGTTTCAACAGCAGTTGCAATTGAAAGCTATGGAATTTAACAGAGACTTACAAATAAAAGGAATAGATAAGGGACTCACTGCAGAACAATTAAATAGTATAAAAACACCTGCAGATCTTGCTAAATTTATCGGTACAGACGCTAAGACAGTCGAGAAGACATTTGATATCGAGGAGAAAATAAAATCTATAGACGATATAATTGGGAATAAATCTGGTATACGTGGTTCAGTTGGGCCAACGAGATTACAGCGTGGTGGAATACTTACTGTGATACCGAGAGGTAAGTTAAATGCAGACATTCAACAGCTTATCTCTCAAACAACACTCGACAACTTGATTAACGCAAAAGCCAAAGGTGCTACGTTTGGTGCATTGTCAGAAGGAGAACTTAAATTGTTGTCTGCATCTGGTTCTAAACTAGCTACATGGGCTATTACAGACAAAAACGGAAACATTACAGGTTTCAAGGCAAGTGAACAACAAGTTCGAGATGAATTAAACAAAATTAAATCATATGCAGTGAGAGATTATGAAATAACTACTGGACAACCATATAAAACTCAAACAGATCCAGCAGGTTTAGGAATAGATGTAACACAATATGACCCAGCAGGTCTTGGAATATAAATATATGGATACTTCAACTTTCGCACAAAAAATTAAAGCTAAATACCCGGCATATCAAAACGTTGATGATGCTACTTTGGTGAATAAATTTATAGAAAAATATCCCGTATACAAGTCACAAGTAAATGTACAAAGTGAAACTTCACAAGATATATCTCAAACAGGTTCTGCTATTACAAATACAGTTAATCAAGGTGTAGATAAATACGCAGAAATTCAAGCTAGAAAAGATGCTGGTATACAAGGAGGGTTACGAACTAAACTACAACAATTAGGTGTAGGAGCTGGAACAGCAAGTGGAGTTATTGGTGATGTTCTTACTGGTGCAGTTAAAACAGTATTACCGCAGTCAGCAGAAACTGCTGTGAAAAACGCGGCACAAGCAGTAGTTACTCCTATAGTACAATCACAACCAGTGCAATCAATTCTTTCAAAATATGAAGAGCTAAAACAAACAAATCCAAAATTAGCACAAGATATTAGTTCAGCATTAGGTTTTGCTCAATTAGGACTTGATGTATCTGGAATTGGTGAAACTGCAGGAGTTGCAAAAACTGGTGTTAAAAAAGGAGTACAACTTGCAGAAACTGGAGTAAAAGATATTGCACAGGCTGGAAGTGATTTAGTACAATCAGGTGCTAAACTAGCAGGAGATGTATTGCCAAACAAACAAGGAATGATTAGTGGACAAATATCAAAAGCATTAGACCTTACTCAAGGTGATGTATCTAACATTAAACTATTAACTGGAAATGATGTTGGAGACTTTATCGCTAGAAATAATATCATAGGTGCTAATAAAAAAGAAACACTAGACCTAGTAAAACAAGTAACAGATAATCAATATAAAGCAGTTCGAGATGAAATCGCAAAAGTAACAACATTATATAAACCATCTCAAATGCCTAGATTAAAAGAATCATTAAACCTATTAGAAAATCAAGTTAAAGGAGTTCCTGGAATGGAATCAACCTACAAAGAGGTTAAATCATTATTAAAAAAGAAAGATTACTTACTTGGTGATGCACAACGAGTAAAGGAATTACTTGATAATCAATTTTCACTATATAGTGCAATAGGAGATGTAAAAGAGGGAACAATTAAAAAAGGTCTAGCTAATGTTCGTAAAGACGTGAAACAATTTATAGAAAAAGAAGTTAAAAATGCTACAGGTGCAGATATTGGAACATTAAATAACGATGTATCTACTGGTAAATCTATCTTAAAACTAGCAGAAAAACGATCTACAAGAGACCTAACACGAGCAAACGTATCCCTTTCTGATTTAGGAACATTTGGTACAGGTTCTGTACTCGGTACACCATTAGGAGGAGCAGCTGCTTTATTTGTTAAGAGAGTAATCGAGACACCAACATTTAGACTTAAACTTGCTAAATTATTAAACTCACTATCTTCAACAGAAAAAACAGTAATAAAAAATGAATTACTAAAAGGTGAAGTACCAGAAATTCTAAAGAAAGAGGTAACTCAGTCTTTGAAACCTAGTGCTAGTAATATAAAGAAAATCAATAATACTTCCATACCTACAGTATCAAAAAAAAATGGAATAATGTCAAGTGACTTATCCACAGGTGGTAATAATGTCGCATATCACGGTACACAAGCAAAACAAATAGTCGGTACACCAAACGCAACAGATGGTAGTATGGGTAAGGCTTTCTATGTCACAGATAATAAAGGTAAAGCTGAAGTATTTGGAAAAGAAAGAAAGGTATTAAATGACACTATCATTAATAATAAAGGTAAAAAGGTAAAACAATATGTTAGAGAGCCAAATTACTACAAGACATCTAATGTTTTTGATATAAATCTAGACGGTCTTAATATAAAAGAATTTAAAGACAGTACAGAATTTTTTAAGTATATAAGTAATTCTTCAAAAAAAGAAATACCTGACTGGTTTAAATTATCTGGTTATGATGGTGCTTATATTAAGGATTCTGGTACTTATGCAATTTATAGTCCTGAAAAAATTAAAATGCCAAAAGCTAACAAAAAATAACCTATGATAATAGATGAACTAAACAAAAAAATAGCAGATATTGAAATCCTTGCAAACGATAAGGCTTCAACAATAGAATCAAAAGTTTCCGATCTAACAGACGGGATTTTAATGGTTGCAGACGCTGTTGATATAATCCCAGAAATGGTAGATGAAAAGATAACTGCTATTACAAAAGAGTTCTCTGCTATCAAGGATAGTGTATCAAAAGTTAAAGCACAAAAAGGAGACAG